GATTGCTGAGCTTTGGGAGTATTTACAAACTGATCCAAATGCCAGACCAGCTATCGTCGAGCGCCGGCTGCCCATCAGATCAAACTGGTGGGAGCAGTACAGCCGTAAGGAACAAGCCGAGACACTCGAGAGGCTCAAGGGGGAGAAGAGGTCGCCCCTTGAGGACGGGTCATTCGCCCAACTCCGAGAATCACTCGGCATTGTCGCCCCCCCACGTAGTCTCGGTGGAAGTGGAGGCACGAGCGCCGCGAGAGCAAATCATCAGTCGAGCTCCGGAAGCCTTGAGGGAGAGGGTGCAGTCACTGGCGGATCAGCTGGCCAGACTCAGCGCGCTCCTCAAGGTCCCACTGAAATGGCCGGAGCAAGCACCCTTGGTGCCAAAGAACCCACAGCCCAAGCGGGTCACATTTCGCGATTCGTGCGATCAGACCCAGGACCGATTGGGGCCTGGTCAGCGCGTTTCAGTGGCAACCCAGACGATGGAGCCAGTAGGCAGAAGTCTGGCCGTGCAAGTAGGAGGCGCAGGGGCAGAGAAAGTGCCCGAAGACGAAATTACCAGCGCGCCATTAAGCACATCCACAACCTCCTGTCAGAACAGCTCTACACCGACGAGCACCCCGGGACAGAGATTGAGGAATATGTTGCCAGCCTTCCACGAGGTCTCCAAGAAGACCTTAGAAGATCAGAGTGGAGCGAATATGTGCGCTAGCAAGGTAGGTGGCAAGAAGCTGCCCAGTGCGTATGGCCCAAGTACACTCACTACCTTAGCCTCTGACCCGGACGCACAGTCCAACGCCAACGACCCAGTTAAGGGTGTGCGTATGGTCAAGGTTAAACCTAAGGTCCTTAGCTGCCAACAGAAACGAACCGCTAAGGCCAAGGTCCTGGTTGATGAGGAGTTATTTGGGTACCTACAGTCGCAGGCTGTTTTGCGCAACAGGAGCGCTACTCTTGCACACCGCCTACTAGTCAAGGGCTTCAACTTCCTGAGGGATTATGATGTCCAGCATCTCACCCACCTTGAGATGACTAAGATGGTCGTCAACGCTGTTGCAGGTGTCATGAATGTAACTGAAGAAGAACAAGCTCTTCAAGAACATCTTGGCAGTAAGAAG